TTTGTCTCTTGGGTCAATAAAGTCATTATAGTTATAATTACCATAGGTTTTTGTTAGTTCTTTTGCAAAATAGTTACAATCATTTATATCTCTAAAATACATATCATTTGAGATAAGTCGTCTATCCTCACCAGTGCCCAAATATACCATAAGTAAAAATACGTGGATCATCCTTTTAATACCAGTGCCGCAGTTGTTAACAAAACAATACCTATACTTATTGCAATACCAATAGTAAGTATCTCTACGAACTTTTGTCGCCTACGAGCTTGGTTATAAAGAGTTTCTTGACGCTCTTTACGGATCTGACCTTCCATTCGAATGAGTTCATCCCAAGCTCTTGTTCCAAGTGACCATTGGATATATTGCTTGAGTTCTTCTCTCATTTGTTCGGCTTTTTTCTTTGCCGCGAATATCTCCATCGCTTCTTGTTCAACTGACTTGCCAGCAAAAAGTTTCTTAAAGATCGGAGGATTTTTAATTTGGTGTTCAGCTTCAGAAAGATCAGACATTGCACCCATCCAGCGACCTAAGTCGCCTGCCATTTGTTCTATATCTCTTCCTACTTCAAACCCTTTTTTAATAACATTAAAAGCCGCAGATGCGGTTGCTAACGCTGAAACTGGATCTAGCATAAGCTTTCCTTTACGGCTTTTATTTTTTACTTAATTTTTTATTTCTATAGAGGCGCCGTCTTCCTCATCAGTAGCTATTTTTTCATAGTACACTATAATTTCTTTCTGTTGATTAATATATCTTTTTAAATCGGCTATATTTAAGGCGAGATTTTCATAATCTTGCATACTTAAAGCCACAAAAACAATATTACCATACTGTTCTTCAAACTCAGATAAAAAAGTATCTAAGGTGTCTTTAGTAACTACTCTTACTCTAGTATCAACTAGCTGGAGTGGTTTCGGTCTCGACGCTATTTGTATTTGCGTCTTCTCGATCTTCGTTACTACTTTGATCTCCGGCTCCGGAGTCCTCCCTACGCAACCACTCAGGAAGAGGATACTGCTCAGTATTACCAGTGTCTTCCATAAAGTTACGCCATAGTTTTGCTGTAGCGCCATTCATCTTTCCTTCTAATACTGCTGCATCTTTTAAAGCTTCTACTACTAAATTCATACGACTTAACTTGCCACGAAGCTCATCAGTATATGCTTCTGCTTTTTGTAAGTCAGATTGAAGTTGTGTGTTTAGTTTAGATATCTTTGCAGCATCTGCCTGAAGTGTCTCTATACTTTCAGTAGCTGTTTGTACAGCTACTTCAAGCTGTGCATTATTTTCTCTTAATGTAGCAATAGTAGCTTGAGTAGTATCATAATAGTACTTTGCACTATATCCTACTCCTCCTAAAATACCTAAGATAATAATTAATGCGTATATTTTAAGCATCTATTGCTCTCATACGTTCTACTAGTCTATCAGCACGTTTTGTAACCTGACGATACCAACGAGAATCTACCATCTCATCAGCAGCACGATTCCAATCACGAGCATCAACTCCAGCTTTCATGCCTTTAAATTTTGAGAGACGAGGACGTCCCATATTGAACATCATGTTAGCGATTATTCTCTGAGCTTCTTCTGGCAGATCTTCAAAGTCTTCGTAAAGCTTGTTGCAGTCAGACAAGACTGTTTGGATATCTGATTCGAAGGCCTCATTGCATCTAGACTCAGATATAGCCGTTCCGACGGGTAGTCCATGTTCTGGATCGCTCTCAAGCACAAGATGACCAATACCAAAAGTGGGAAGCCCAAGATGATCCAAATAAATTTCGTGAACAACTCCTTCGTCATATGCAATTTCCTCTCTAAGTTTATCAATATTCATTATTATCTCCTATAGTACCATCCCTAACATAACTAGAGATGAGTCAAGTTTAGAATCTGTTATAGTTTCGTCTTCAATATCAGCAGCTATTACTGTGCCATCAGCTATTTTAGCACTCGTAATAGCTCCATCTGCAATTTCGTACTGAGTAATAGTTTCAGCTTGTATTGCTGTATTAGGTACAGTTCTGTCGTAAGGAACAGAAACATCTACAAGTGTTTTACTAGAGTCTGAAACTAAATATACTCTATTGTTAGAGGCACCTGCAGTATCATTAATTACAACGATGAGTTCCCCTGGATCTAAATGTGCATCATTGGATGCAGCAGTTGCTATATCATCATAGGCTCTAGTACCCAGTCCTAGTCGTCTAAAAGTGCCGTATGGGCCAGATCCAAAATTCATATCTGACCCTGTAGTATTTACATATATACCTCCTGTATTAGAGTTATAATATAACATACCTTCCGGCGCAGTTGTTAAAGATCCTTCATAATTAAGATTTGTTGTAACTGGAATAGCATTTGCACTTGCAAAATTTTGCAAGATTGATTTAAAACTAGAATTCCAATACCCTCTAGCTGAAGAGATGGTATCAGAATTAGCTGGAATATGAAATGTATTTGACGTGGTTATTGCCATTCTATGCCCCTAATGCAGTAACTAGTATTTCTATACCTTCAGTAGTTACAATATTTCCTGTCGTAGTGTCTATTATTCTAACATTGCACCCTTGATTTGTCAAACTACTAGTTTTTGCAATATAAGATCCCTCAGATAGTACTTGAGTGATAACATCAGGTATATTATAAAAGCTAGTACTGCTATAGTCTACTGCTGAATTTCCTAAAATATTACCAGTCGTGGTGACAGTAGTAGAAAATGTTTTTCTTTGTGCTAAAACTTCATAAGAAAGCTCATCTAGAAATGCATTTGCATTATTTTCATCATAGTTATCAATATCTAGATCTACTCTAACTTGGAAATATCTAAACTGCCTAACTCCGCTGACTTGCTTTGTCCAGTTTCCATCTAAAGAAGTTGATGTGAACAAATCAGGATCTACATTTCCGTGAGGCTTTGAAGATCCTGCGTCTGCAGAAGAGAATACATTAGCGCTAGAAAATCTTGCAAATGTATTTTTAGATAAAGTAATATCTGGTGTGAAGTCTAAAGAACCAAAAGTATCAGTAAACTGAGATAAATCAATTAGTTTATAAGTGTTGCCACTTTGTGTTAAATTAGATAAAGCTGTACTACTACTTGCATTTCCTAAAGGAACTGCTTGACCATTCGCAAAATAAACGTTACTTAACTCAACTGCATAAGCATTAATAGCTCCTGCTATAAAAGCATAACTATATACATTAGAAATATCGTCTCCTGGTTCTACCTCACCAACTACTTCTTGCCCTGGGTTTAAAATAGCAAATATACGAGTATTAGCTGAATTATCAACTATTGTAGAATGTGTAGAACTAAAGCTGAATGTATGTTCAGTATTAGAGTAACCAACAACAGTACCTATTTCAAAGTCAGCATCGAATAATACGTTCGCTGAAGGACTAGCTTCAGAAACCCCTTCTATCAACACCTCACTAAGTTCAGTTACTGTTTTAAGCAGATTACTACTAACACTAGAAGATACTACTAGTGATCCTTTAATAGTTGATCCTAAGTCTCTTACAGGGGAAATATATGAAGCATTACTAGAAGTAATCAATAAGTCTGTTCTATCAGTATCTCCTGACTGTGAAGACCAACTAAATCCTGAAGCTGTAGCATTTGCATCTTCATATACTGTTGAAGGAGTATCTGAACCAACTATAGGAGAGGTGATAGGATCAACATCATACACAAAACCACCATTATCTGATTCATTCACTGAAACAAAGTTATTATCTCCATAATTGGAATTAACTATCGAAGAAGAAACTGCAACATTAGGCGCTGCTTCGTTATATGCAACTATAGCTTCTGTAGTAGAGGATAAACTTACTGAAAAATTTTCTGCAACAGCATTTGCTGCTTTATTACCGCTAGTATCAACCGTTTTAGCTGTAAATGTGAATGATCCTTCACCAATTTTATCTATAGATATTTCTTGTCTAGTTAAAGGGTGTGGGATAAGTAGTAAAACATCACCATTAGCAAAAGCTGATTGCACGGCAGTAGTATCTGTAGTAGGAACTGTTGGAGTTTTAAATCTTATTTCAGTATGTAAGATATCTAACTCATCTAAGTTAGAAGCACTATCTACAGGATAATCAACTTCAAATATTAGAGTGGTGTCACTTTGAGATACTACGAAGTTTGTTACATTAAGAGGGTTATCTGATTTTCCAGTCAATGTAAGTTCTTCAACATATTCTATACCAGAAACATCACCATTAGTAGGAACTACTCTAACTTGTAACTTATAAATATTACCTGCAGCTCCTAAGTCAAGATTATCAATTGTATATCTCATCTTATCTGCTGTATCTCTACCTTCTGCTGAAAGAGAAACAGTATTAAAATTAGTCATACCACTAGGATGAGGATCGCTACCAGACTCAAGTAAAATTCTGTACGATAAATCATAATTAGTAATATTTCTGTTTCTAATATGGTCAAATATTACTTGTACCCTAGACATAACTCCCTTAGTTCTATCTCTAAATAAAATTTCAGTAAGCGTTAAGTTTTCTGTTCTACCTAATGGAGTTTCTTTAATAATTGCTGTTTTTGTAACAGGAGAAGATATTCTATTTCTTTCATTTATTGCACTTACTTTAATTATATGTGCGCCAACTCCTAAATCTTCGAGTTCACTTCCATTTAAAGAAACTGGACTAAAAGAGTTTAATGACACGGGTGCAACAGAGTATATCCTGTTATTTGCTAAATTATAGCTTGCTGAAGTTGTGACCTCATCATAAGTAACAGTTACTGTATTTGCAGTCAAATCCACATTAGATATACTAGCAAATAGATCAGGAGTAATATTAGTTACTACAGTAGATCCAGTGTTAGATGCTAAATTATTATTAAAAGTAACTTTGAAAAAGTCAGAAGCAGTTAAGTCTATATTATAGGTAGCTGAAGTTGGATCATAGCTAGAATTGTATATGGAGTTAAATTGTTCATTATTTCTTAAAAATACAGAATCACCTAACTCTAAATGAGGAACTACATAATCTTCTACAATAGTCTCTATTTGAACATCATCAGTAGCTAAATTATGGGTTACATAAGAATCACCTGAATTGAATGTGTATTGAATAGGGTCTGTAGCGTATATTGAACCATTGATATAAGTCTTAATAAGTCCTTTTACTGCAGGATTACAGTTAAGTTGTAACTCTACTGTTCCTGATTGCGTTGTGACGTTGTGCACATTAGAAACTGTTTGTAAGTCACCAGAAACAAAAAAGGTATTTGAACTTGAGAATCTTTTATCTATCAGTTGAAATAAATCTACATAAAAAGGAATAGGTAGTAGCTTATTCTTTATAAATGTAGCACTTGAAGCGCTATCAAAGGCAATATTAAAAGTATTTGCAGAAATGTCGTAAGAAGATATATTTGAAGTAGCCTGAGTTAAAGTACTTTCATAACCTACTAAGCCTTCTAATAGACCAGCAGTTGAAGATTGTGCTTTAGAATTAAGTTTATATTTTACAATATTATCTGAGATTTGATTAGTTCCAGCTACATATTGAGCATTATCTCTAGCTTCAAATATATGACAGTCAAAATTATCATCATGTAACAAATGTAAGTTAGAAGCAGTAAATACTATATTAGCATCTGTAACTGACACAGAAGTTACTAAAGGTTTGACAACACCAAGCTGTTGATCAAATCCATTTTTACCTAATACATAAGCTGTCTCTTTTCCTTCAAAAACAGCAGCGTTAGCTAGTTTAAATGTAATACTAGACAATTCCTAAAACTCCTACAATTTGTTCTGAAGGAACATATGCTTTTTGAATAAGCATGTTACTTGGTCCTCCCTGAAATGTAAATACTAATCTTGTTCTAACACTGCCATCAGGCATTGTTGTATAAACACTTTTTATTTGATATCCTGGTGGATTAGGTGCTACAAAAGGATTACTGATAACCTTTCTAGGAGTAGGTTCATAGTTAATAACTGTTTCGCTATCTATATAAACATTCGAAATATACTCACTAGCAGTAATATCAACTTCACCAGTTTCTCTAAGTGCTACTGTGTCTACTCTAAATAATTTATCATTAGTTCCTGAGTATATATTATCAGGATCAATCTCTCCTAATGACCAAATATCATTTGTTTGAGGTTTATTATGATCTTTAAATGATGTAAATGTTTCAAACTCAGATATATTTGGATTCCATCTATGAGTTAGTGTTACGTCTGCATAATCTGTTCCAGAACTAGTATTACCTGTAGATGCTAATTCATAATTAGTATTGCTAACTAAATATAGCTCCATCATATTACTTCTATTACAAAAATGTCTAAGCACTAAAGGATTAGTATTAGCCGCAAACACATCTGACGTAATCGATGGATATCCAAGATGTTGTAAATATACATTAGCATCATTAGTAGGGCTATCTTCTTGAACTATGCCATTATAACCGTATGAGTTAGTAACTACTTGAGTACTCAAGGCAACAATATCACCAGGAGTTAAATCTTCTGGATCTCCCACTCCAGAGAATGAAGCTTTTCTTCTAATATACTTACTTGAAGCCAATAAATATTGCCCAAATCTAACTGCTTGACTTCTTCTAGTACAGCCTGTAAGTTCAAGTTGTATTATTTTTTCTGTCTCATTTAGATTGGACGTTAAGTCTGGGTCATCAACTCTAATTGTTTCTCTTAAGTAACCGTTAGCAGCATCATTAAATATTATATCAACGCCTGTTATAGTTTCTTCTTTTCTAATACCAGAAAAAGATAATGACCCTGAAATCATATTAACATCAGAGAATGAATGAACAGGTAATTGATTAGGCATGTCTAAACTTAGGCTGATTTTATTACCTGAATATTGAATAATTCCCCTCATCGAAGCTGCTATCTTTGTTATTAAATCTAAAGTATTTGTTTCTTGTGCTACAGTTAAG